CTTAATTTTTTAATTTCTGTCTTGATCTCCTTTTTGGTCATGTCTTCTTCACATTTATCATCGTCGCTGCCGCCACCGCCGCTGTTGCCGCCGGTGGTGCCGCCACCGCCGCCGCCACCGTCTCTACCGTCTCTAAGATTTTTACATATTTTGAGTTGTCTCTTGACTTCTTCTTTGCGTTCACCTGTCGCAATTTTCGCCTCGACCCTTAATTTTTTAATTTCTGTCTTGATATCCTTTTTGGTCATGTCTTCTTCACATATATCATCGTCGCTGTCGCCACCGCCGCCGCCACCGCCGCCGCTGTCACCGGACTCTCCATCATCAAAATCCACATCATCCGCATTCGTGAATTGGAACTTCTTCTTTACGACTCTGCCATCCTCATCATCGACGTATTTCAATTCTCCACCAGATGGAATGAGTAAATCTTCTCTTACCTTACCAGCATAAATAAGAGAAAATATATTGAAAAATACAACAAATCCTGAAAGAATGGCAGTCTTCTTGCTGTATTTTCCAAGAATGGGAACCATCTTTTTGATGGAAGCATGATTAACCGCTAGAGCAACGACAATCAGTAATGTCCCAAAGAGAATACCTGATGGGCTCGAATAGAAATTCAATAGTCTATCGTTCGAGTTATCAGATTTTACAACTAGTGTTACATATATTACAGATACAATGACAAGTACTCCAACGAGCATTTGATCATCACTCAAGTTCTTAAGTGTTTTGGTCGTATTTTTTAATGCTTTGATCTTCATTTATATAATAGTAATATATTTTATTTCTATGATATTGACCTTTTGACTACATATGCGTTTTTTTATATATATACTGCTGTGCGACTTTTCTTAATATAGTATCCGCCGCCTACGAGCGCAGCTAGCGAACCAATGACAATAGAAGCCATAAGAAATACGTTAGTATCATCCTCATCATCCTCGTCATCTTCATCCTCGTCATCGACAGGATCTTCGACGACAGGATCTTCGACGACAGGATCTTCGACAATAGGCTCTTCAACGACAGGATCTTCGACGACAGGATCTTCGACGATAGGATCTTCGGACGACCCATATTTTTCTTTGAATATCTTTTCATAACTATTCTTCATTGCTTTCATGACCTCTTGTTTGTCTATGATTGTGCCATATTTCTTGCGATCATCTTTTTGAAGAAGTTTAATATCACCATTACGTTTTAATTCCCATATAGGCTTATCTTCGGAATCTTTTATCCTTAATTTATTATTTTTAGTAGAAATATTTCGTTCAATACAGTTCTGATTTACAATATCTATTATTTGATTTGTCCCACATAAATCGTAGGGGTTTAAATCGGATTTTGTTTTTAAGTATCTAGGAGGACAAGCAACTGCCGTGCATATTTCGTGCCCAGTTTCTGCTTCTGTTGAACATGAATTACACCAGTTCCTATCAATTTTATAGACTGCTGGGGGGGTCTTAACAGTCAAACCTTCCTTTTCAGAACGATTTGCTAACAGGGTAATAGCAACCGCAACTAATACAAATGCAACGAATAGGAGTCCCGTCTGTCTAGACATTATAATGTTTAGCATATCATTGTAAGCTGACATATGTTGTATTTATAATTATGACATATAAAAAATCTAGAATCTAGTATTGCGTGGACACCCAGTATCCACCACCCAGTAATATCACGGAACCAACTAAAATACTAACGATTAGCATTGTGTTATCTTGAGAATCAGACCCGTCATTATCCGACGAAGATGATGATGGATCTTCCTTAGAAGGTTCCGATGGCATCGTGCATTTCAAGCCACCACTGTCTCCTTTTACACCCGATATGAACTTGCATTTATTACTACGCCAATCGCATTGATAAGCTCCACCCTTTTCTGGATTATTTTTATAGGAATTGCTGCAAGAATCTTGACCTCTGACACCACCCTCCGAAGTCGTGCCACATAGGTCCACGAGAGTCCCAGCACATTCTGAAACAAGATTCTCACGAGAAACCTGTCCCCTTCCAAACACAACGGATGCAACCACAATTACACATACAGCAGCCAGAATATAAATACGTTTGTCACTCTTCAATATTTTCGGTATTTTTGCTTTAGCCATCTATAATTATACATATATAATTTTTCAGATACACATATACAAATTTTTCAGAATATCAGAATGTATGAAAAAAGATTTTCTCCGTTTATAATAAGTATACGCAAAATCGAATCATGGATGGAAGGAAAATAGATCGGTCTATGGAAAATCCGATAGATAATATTTTGATAGACATATCATATCACGTTGGACAAGCAATAAAGCATATTCCATACATGTCACCAAATGTCATAACATCGTTGTCGCTTATAGTTTCTTTGTATGCTGTATACAAAATATTCAATGGATTTTACATGATTGGGGGAATCCTTTTTTTCTTTGGATACTTTTTAGATTGTTTAGACGGTAATTTTGCGAGATCAAACAATATGGTGACAGATTTTGGAGATTATTACGACCATATATCAGACTCAGTGAAGATTATTGCTCTAATTGCCGTAATACTTGTGTTGAAAATCAAGGTGAAGACGAAAGCTTTATTTTCATTTTGTCTAATATTCCTGACATATTTGTCTTTTATTCAATTGGATTGTCAAGAAAAAAATTCTAACACTCGGAAAACAGATACTTTAAGTGTGTTGAATGGATTGTGTCCGAACAAAAAGTATATAAACAAATCCAGATATTTTGGAACTGGAACGTTTAATTTTATCGTATGTATGTTTATTGTTAATATTGGGTTTATCAACAAAATACTCTAAGATTTTAAAATTTTCTGTTTTGTCAATCACATTCGAATGAACGTTTTGATTTAAAATATGTACTATGTATAATACAATAACACATCATGTATGAAGTCGTGACTGTAGCCACACACAACCAAGGCAAATTGGACGAATTGATCAACAACGAGTTAAACATCCCAGTAACAGTTCTAGGTATGGGTAAAAAGTGGACAGGATTCAGAATGAAATACGAATTGATGTATGAACATATACAATCAATGGATGATAACAAAATCATCATTTTCTTAGATGGATTTGACAGTAATATTGTGGGAGATCCTTCCAACGCGATTCAAAAGTTTAAAGAGAAGAACTACAAATTGTTATTTTCATCGGAAAATGACAAGAAAAAAGAGTTAGTAAAACGATATTTTACAAATTGTAGAGACAACCAGAGCATTAATTCTGGAATGTACATTGGCTACGTTAAATACTTGAAACCATTCTACAGATATAACTTATCTCAGACTTGTAAAGATGATCAACGAACAGCGAATCAGTCATGTAAACGCTTTGACTTTATATCTATTGATACAGAGTCTGACATACTTAAAAATATTTTTGAAGCCAACGTTAAATTTAAAAAAGAAGAATCGACAGCCATTTTTGTATCATATCCTGGTGCAGTCCCTTCAATAAATAGGGGTGTTCGTGCATTATATGAATACGGTCAATTCGAGCTGAAAAAGATGTTTTTACTTTTCTTAATTCTCATGGCACTGTCTATTTACAAGAACTGTTATACCGCAATCATCGTTATCACGATTGGTTTCTTAAACTATTTTTCAAAGATAGACAGAAGCTGTATGTAAAAATATCTACTATATATATACAATAATAATACATCATGTACGAAATTGTAACCGTCGCCACTCATAAAGAAGGCAAATTGGACGAATTGATCAACAACAAGTTAAATATCCCAGTAACAGTTCTAGGTATGGGTAAAAAGTGGACAGGATTCAGAATGAAATCCGAATTGATATATGAACATATACAATCAATGGATGATAACAAAATCATAATCTATTTAGATGGATTTGACAGTAATATTGTGAGACATCCTTCTAACGCAATTCAAAAGTTTAAAGAAAAGAACTACAAATTGTTATTCTCCAAGGATAACATCACAGATGTGCATACATTCGGAACTTGTAAAGACAACATTACTCTTAACGCTGGAATGTATATGGGATATGTAAAATATTTGAAACCATTTTACAAGTACAATTTGTCGCAAACTTGTAAAGATGATCAAAGAACAGCGAATCAGTCATGCAAACACTTTGATTTTATATCTATTGATACAACATCTGAAATATTTCAAAACAACCAACTTCTCTTCCTGCCGAATCAAAAGTTGAATCCAAATGCAGTATTTGTATCATATCCTGGTGCAGTCCCTTCAATATATAAAAGCATTCGTGCATTATATGAATACGGTCAATTCAAGCTGAAAAAGATGTTTTTACGTTTCTTAATTCTCATGGCACTGTGCGTTTATATGAAATCCTATACCGCAATAATCGTTGTCACGATTGTTTTCTTAAACTATTTTTCCAAGATAGACAGAAGCTGTATGTAAAAATATTTACTATATATAATACAATAGCATATCATGTATGAAATCGTGACCGTCGCCACTCATAACGAAGGCAAATTGGACGAATTGATCAACAACGAGTTAAAAATCCCAGTAACAGTTCTAGGTATGGGTAAAAAGTGGACAGGGTTCAGAATGAAATACGAATTGATGTATGAACATATACAATCAATGGATGATAACAAAATCATCATCTTCTTAGATGGATTTGACAGTAATATTGTGAGACATCCTTCCAACGCTATTCAAAAGTTTCAAGAGAAGAATGCTAAATTGTTATTTTCCAAGGATTTAGAGAACCAGGGAATCTCATTAAAAATGCAGTCCAAGGTCTTCACACCTTGTAAAAACAATGTTATTCTCAACTCTGGAATGTATATGGGTTATGTAAAATATTTGAAACCATTTTACAAGTATACTTTGTCACAAACTTGTAAAGACGATCAAAGAAATGCAAACAAATCATGTAGACACTTTGATTTCATATCTATAGATACAGAATATGAAATATTTCATAACGTTTCTCCATTTGAAAGAAACAAATCAAACATAGAGCCAAATGTCATTTTTGTTTCATATCCAGGAACAATCGCAATAAAAAGATTATATCGCATGTGTTTTGAGCTCGGACAATTCTTTGTAACTTCTTTTTTATTCTTCTACGTTATACTCATAGCACTGTCTATCTACAAGAAATCCTGTACCGCAATCATCGTTGTCACGATTGTTTTCTTACTCTACTTTTTCAAGATAGACAGAAGCTGTATGTAAACGTTTGTCTGGCAATTTTCAAGCAATACCAAACTTAACTGAAAGATTTACTATCTTATTACTTTCAGTCTTTTGATGATTTTTACAACGAGATATGTGATAAATATGAGAACGATTATATTCAGTAAAAGCAGAGACTTGTTTAAATTATCATATTTTTTATGGATGTTTTCTTCTTTATCAAGTCCGAACAAAGACGATATTACAATAACGAAACCTATATATGCTTTAATTATAAAGATCGGAACATAATTTAGACCCTTTCCCCAATTGCTCCTGTTCTCTGTTTCTGAAAAGATTTGCGCATAAACATTTTTATGGTATCCATAGCATTCACTTGGATAAGACGTTAATATATCAATATCATGTGAAATATTTGAACAATTTCTGAATCTCTTTCTCAAGTTCTCTCTACCATTTTTCGAATATATCATGGCATGTGTTCCCAACTTCGCTAATAATTTCCTATGAGTTAGCGATACCGGATTTACAATAAATTGAACCGAACCTAGAGAATACAAATCGGGTTTATTCTTTCCTAGGAAATCAGTCACATCATCTATATCTTTTTTTGCTATATCATGATTAAAAATGAAATCATCTTCTAATATTAAGATGTTACGCATGTCTTTGGAAATATCAAAAATATGCATCACTGCGTGAGTCAGATCCTTATAGCTTATATCGACTTCTCCACAATGATAACTTTTAGCACATTTCTTATATCCTTTGTTATAAACGATTATGACTTGTGATGTAGGCTGATGTTTCTTTAACTCATTACGTATATGGGCATGTCTTTCTATTGAATCTTCCATTGTTATGATATAAGTTACATCTACGGATTCATCAAATAATCCTTGCTTATAATTCAAAGTTTCATAAGTATAACAATTATTCATTACATTATACACATATATTTTTTCAACACTTGTGCTTCTCTGTATACGACTTTAACTGTTTTCTTTGCGAGTTCAATGTCATCGGGCGCAAACGCCCATAAAACGGTCTATCGTGAACTCCCAAAAGACACCACGCAACCCCTGTATACCCTCCACTGTCGAAACCATCAAGAGAGTACTTGTCATTGAGATAATTTGATATGTCCATTGCCCTTTGTTTTGACGCATTCCACACGCCGATTTGTTTACACCAAAACATACGCATATATCCGTGCATGATTCCGGTATTTTTCCATTCACACATCGATGAATTCCAAAGATCATCATCTGTTTTGGCATCTTCAAGCTCTTGTAAAGAATAACGTGTAGTATACTTCTCTTTCTTCATCAACTCCTGCATCCAATTCCAACCACTACTTGTCTTCTCATAATCCTTCTTGAAATTCACAAAATTGTCAGAAACTTCACGTCGAATCCATAATTCATCCATATAAATTTTGACATTGTCATTCTTGCGAAGCTTGTTCACCTTATATATGAGATCTTGAGCACTCAGCACACCCCAATTCACGTAAGTAGACATCTTTGAAAGTACATCATTCGTCGGATCGTTCCGACTCTCAGAATAGGCTTTCAACTTTTTTTCCGCAAATAGTTTGAATTTGCCATATCCTTCTACATAAGTCATTTTGAGGTCTATTATAGAAACGTCCTTATGTAAGTCGAAATATCGTTCGCTCAAATTCAAAACAGACTTCATCGCAAATTTTTGTCTAAAATTGGTGTAATTTGGAATCTTTGTTAAATACTGCGTTTGTAGTTTTTGAGCCTTCAGTCTAAACGTATGCGCGGAATACTCTGGCTTGTCCGACACAACCCAAGCCGGAATGACATTATGTGCATCAGTTTGAATCATCTTAACAGTTGAATTTTTCATCAAATCATTATCGATTGCTTTGAAATTCTTGATTGGTTTGAAATCTGTAAGGAGCACTACAGAATCTTTCAAAACATTTTTCATTGCATCATGAGGGGAAGAACCACGAAGAACTTGTATGGAAATGTTGGATTTCGCAAGTTCACCGGCAAAATTTGTAATGACATTTTTAAAGAGATGGTGATGCCTTTGATTAGGGAAAAACGGAGCGTATTTCGAAGGATGCTTTCCATCTCTTAAAGTATTTGGAACAAATACAAACACAGCGATAGGTTTGTTGTATTTTTTCGCCAATTGGATCGCATTGTAAAAACACCAATTGTTCTTGAATCTGTAATCTCGTTTTATAAGGACTGAAATAAAATTTCCATTTTCATTGATGGGTTTTGTGTTGAGCTCTCGGCAACGTTCGAGATCCATTATATATGATGTATATAAAAATCTCTACAGTTTCTAAATTCATATAAAGATAAAGATCTATATATCTAAAAATGAAGACTCTTTTGGTCGTCGAATCGAAGGGGAAAATCGATAAAATCAAGAAATTAACAGGCTGTGATGTAACCGCATCCTTAGGCCACTTGAAAACGCTTTCTCCCACGTTGAAGTGGTTCGACGTCTCTGTTTTAAAGCCGGAGTACATCACAATTAGAGACAAATCAAAAGTCATAAAAAATCTCAAGGAAAAGGCAAAGAAATACGATAAAATCATCATTGCGTCCGATAACGACCGCGAGGGAGAAATGATCGGATTGAACATTTGTGAGATTCTCAATCTTGATCCATCTAAAACAGACCGAATAATATTCAATGAAATTACAGAGAAGGCATTGAAAAAGGCTATAGAAAACCCTAGCAAAATTGATATGAATATCGTGAATGCACAAAAAGCCAGGGCCGTTCTTGATTTGGTTTATGGTTTTACTATTTCTCCAATCGTATCAAAATTCATAGGAACATTCGGACTGTCTGCAGGAAGAGTTCAGTCACCTGCTTTATTAGAGATTTACAAGCGGCAAAAAATGCAAGATGAAGATCTTGGAAAATCCTTAAAGATTTTAGCAGATATTGATAATTTTACAGCAACATTGAAGAGCAACTTTACAGAGAAGAATCTTGAGAAATGGCTGAAAACTATCCATAAGTTCAAAGTGATTTCAAGAGAAACAAAAGAAAGGCAAGAAAATCCACCACCTCCCTTTTCGACATCATCGCTTCAGCAATCAGCCTATAATACATTAGGAATGACTCCAAAAAACACAATGTCAATCGCACAGAAACTCTACGAACAAGGTCTCATTACTTACATGAGAACGGATAGCGTATTCTTATCAAATTCTTTTCTAAGTCAAGCAAAAAGTCACATCTCTGAAAAATATGGAGAAAATTATTCAAAAACTCGCCAATTTTCAAATAAAGGTAAGTCACAGAACGCACACGAAGCCATTCGTCCAACGAATCTATCTAGGGTTCCAAGCTCGGCCCCGCTCCTAAAGCTATACAATTTGATAGTCAATCGAACTCTAGCTTCACAAATGTCTCCTCATAAATTCGATGAAGAAATTACGAGACTCAAAACCAATGATGATTTATGGGAAATTTCGACGAAACACACAACCTTCGACGGATTCAAAATATTGTCAAATTCGATTTACAACGATAAAAAATTCAATGCACCTATCAACGATGACTTAGACTTTAAGGAAGTTTCTATTGAGGAATACGTCAAAGATACGAAGCCTCCTTATAATCTGTCGACAGCGGTAAAAATGATGGAGGTGGAGGGTATTGGAAGACCTTCAACATATGCTTCAATTTTAGACAAACTGCAGGATCGGATGTATGTGTCAATTGAAACAAATGAAACAAAAATCATAGAGAATCGCAAAATTGTGTTACAAGACTCACAGGTTTCTTCTTCAAAAACAATACAGAAAAAAGGAGGTCAGAAAAACTGTTTGATTTTGACAGAACTCGGTAAGAAAGTTACAGACTTTTTCGAGTCGAATCTAAAACAAACAACATCGTCAAAATTAACAGCAGATTTGGAAGAGAATCTTGATTTGGTGGCAGATGGAGACTTGGATTGGGAAAAAGTCATCAAAGACTTCCACACAAACATGACTCATGAAACAAGTTCTATAAAAATCGAAAAGAATGATTCGGTCAATTATATCAAATTATTCCACGATGAAAGCCAGGTAAAAATAGGTCTTGTGAAGACTCGCTATGGATTGTGTCTTCGAAGAGATTCAAATGGCGAAACAAAATTTCAGTCGATCCCAACAAAAATGACAAAAGGTTTGACGACAAAAGACGCTTTAAATCTTATGAAGTTTCCCAAAAAACTTGGAACCTACGAAATAAAGGTGTCCAAGTATGGTTACTATGTGTCGTCAGACGGAAAAACTGTAAATTTTGACAAAGAACCAACAACCTCAGAAGAAATTCGACAGAAACTTGAGGAAACCTCAAGCAAAATTGTCAAGGAATTCGATGAAACTTGGTCT